CGGAGATGGTAGCGAATCAAGCGACGGAGATGGTAGCGAATCAAGCGACGGAGATGGTAGCGAATCAAGCGACGAATTTACAGATGATTCAAGTGAAACAACTGGAGAAAATACGGTTTTTGCTAATATTTACAATTATCCATGTCAAATTATATGTCTAGAACAATTGGATAATACATTAGATATTTGTATGGAAGATGAAGATTATGAATTATCAGAAAAACAGTGGACAGCCTGTTTATTTCAAGTTATTATGTCTCTTATAACATATCAAAAATTATTTAATTTTACGCATAATGATTTACACACAAATAATATTATGTTTACAAAAACAGATAAAAAATATTTAAATTATAAATTTTGCGATAAGCATTATAGAGTACCGACATATGGTAGAATATATAAGATTATTGATTTTGGAAGAGCTATATATAATTTTAATGGTAAACAAATGATAAGCGATAGTTTTTATTTAAAAGGAGACGCAGCAGGACAATATAATTTTTCATGCTGTAAAAATATAAATAAGAAAGAAATATTACCAAATAAAGGTTTTGACCTATGTCGTCTTGGATGTGCGTTATATGATTATTTTATTCAGGATGTTGAACAAAAGTTAAAAACACCATTAGAAAAATTAGTAAACGAATGGGTGACCGATGATTCTGGGAAAAATATTCTTTATAAGACAAATGGTGACGAAAGGTATCCAGATTTCAAACTTTATAAAATGATCTCAAGAAAATGTACTAAACATACACCAGAAAAACAACTAGAAAAACAAATTTTTAAAACATATTTATCTAGTAAAAAAAAAATAGGGAAAACAGCAAAAATTATGAACATCGATAGATTTCCATCATATATTTAAATAATTAAATTTAACTAAATTAATTATTTAAAATGAATTATTTAGAATGAAGGATTATCTGTAAATACTTCAACCATTTTTTTGGCATCAACTTTACCAAATTGCGATAATAAAAAATTAGATATAATAAAAGCAAAGAAAACTAAAACAGATTCTCTTACTAGAACTTTTGGAGGCAAACTATCCTTTGTAATAAAACGCATTTCAATGAATTTTAAAACAAAAAAAATGATGCTTACTATACCAGCATTTAAAGCTAATGAATAACTCATATAATATTATTTAACTTTTAAAAGTTTAAAAAAAGACGCATTTATGCTAAAACTTCAATATCATTTAAAATAATTTCCGGTTCTTTACTTTTATTTTTATTTAAATCATCAAAATCATTAATATCTAAACTAATGTTTTCACCAATAATATTTAAAGGTCCATCGTCATCATAAAAATCATCATCATCTTCCTCTTCTTCTGCTTTTCTTTTATCATTAGCATCTCTACTTATTTTTTCTAAACGTTCTGTTGTTTTTGGAGCACTGATAATTGTTTCACTATTAGTACCCATGTCTAAAACACTATCATTGTCATTAAATGATATGAGTGTTTTCTTTTTAGAAATTTCATTGATTACTTCTTTTTTAACGGTATCCATATTTGGTTTAAATTCTTCCTTTTGTGTTTCAACGGCTTTTTCAAGTTCTTTAATTGCCGCTTTAGCTATAGAAACATCTTTTTGTAAATCATTTGTAACATTTTCATCTATTTTTTCTTTATTTGTTTCGGATTCCGTTAATGTTGCTTTTTCTAATTTTGCTTCTGGCGATATTTTTTCACTTGATTCTTCAATATCCTTATTAGAAACCAATGTTGGTTCTTCAACAACAACCTCATTATCATTATCAACTTTATCTACCTTATTAATATTAACACCGGAGCTTTCCTCTTCTTTATCTTCCATATTTTTTTTTGCTTCTTCAAGCATATCAACAGCTTCGCCTTCGGTTACTTGTTTTTCTAAAGTTTCTTCAATAATTTCTTCGTGGGTTGTTTTATCCATGTATGCGCGTAAAATATGTTCAATAGGCATAGATTCACGTATAACTTCAAGAATGGATTCACGACATAATATTTCACATTCTCTCATATTTTTTTGATAGTCTAAAGGCATAATATCTTTTTCAAATAAATAAATATTTTTGTATAATTTTCTTGCGAAATTAATATAAGCTGAATGAATAAAATCACCTAGTTTCGGAATATCAATATCTATTTTTTTTTGTTGGCTGGATACACGTATGCTTGTTAAAATTTTAACTTGTGTAATATGAACGCATGTTAATAAATCTTCTAAATAACTACAATTACTTTTTGTGATAATTCTATTTTTTTCTTCATTAATGATATTTGAATTCCAATTGGGTACTCTTGATAAAAAGTTTTGAAATGTCATGAGATATTTTTCATCTTCGTCATTATTTTCACATAGTTCTACAGCTTCGTTAAATATGGATTTAACTCCCTGAATTATTAATGGTGTTAAAATATTTAAAAGTCTTGAAGAATATTCATTTTTTGCTTCCGATAAAACATTTAAATTATAATCATCCATATTTTACATTGTTAATAGATTTTCTAAATTAATATTTTTCCGCATAAATAAAAAATAACAGTAAATAAATATTAACATTTTTTCATTTCTAAATTCTTTTCTTATTTTTTCAAAATAAAAAGAATATTCTGATTTATTATTAATATTACTACTATTTACTAAATTTAATATATCCATACCCGAATAACCCTTATCATATATTTCTTCCGTAAAATTTATAACATCATTCAAATTAGTAAGTAATGATTTTTTAAACAATTTATTTTTAAGCCATTTATTTTTTTTTGTTATGAATGTTGATGAATTATTATTTAAATCATGTAAATTTTTAATTTCATTATCAATCGTTGGATATGGAATATAAATATTACAAAATCTTGATAAAATAGGATTTAATAAACTATCAATATTTTCTATAATTATAAAAAATCTTGTATTATGGCTAAATGTTTCAATACATCTTCTTAAAGCAGATTGCGCGTCCGTAGTTAATTTTTCAGCATTTAATAATATTATACTTTTAAATATTTTACCACAATCATTTTGAATATTTGTTTTCGCAAAAAATTTTAATTCGTCGCGTATAAACCGTATGCCTTTACTATGAGCACAATTAACATACATAACAAATTCTTTAATTTTGTTTTTATCATTATTGTAAATTTTATGAATGAAGTAATTTAAAACTTCACGTTTGCCAGTACCAGATTCTCCATAAAATATAATATGGGGTATTTTATGTGAATCAATAAAATAATTTAATTTTTCTTTTAACTCTTGATGAATGTCATATTTTTTTTTTGTTTTCTCACTTTCTGGTTTTATAATAACATTCATAATATATTTATATTAGCATATGTATTTTTAAATGAAAATTAATAATATATGATTAATTTTTAAATATTCATATATTTATGCGACACTTGATAAGGATTTCGAATAAGGATTTTGATTGAATGCTTCCAATATATCACTTGTATTTCTCCCGCATAAAACGGAATTTTCTCTTGTATTTTTCCCAGACATTTGTCCAAGATTACTAGCGTTTGCTGTAATTTTTGTGAAATTAGGATTAAGTTGGTCTGGCATAGAAGTTCTATTTCTAAGATTGGTAACAGTTTGACCACCAGTAAAAATACCATTTGCGCCCTGGTTAAATCTATCAACCTTACTAACCATTTGTTTATTAGGATTAAGCTCAGCATTATATTCCGCATTATAGACTCTAGCATTTTGCATATTTCCGGCTGAACTATTACCCGTGTATGAAATAGTTGTAGAATCGCGATGTTGTCCAAATGGCGTGTGTTTAGCTGTAGAATAAGCACCATCTCGTTTCGAGCCACCCTGTACAATATATTTTGTTTCTTGAGTTTGTTCTTTGATGGTGGTCCTCGGTTTATCTGCTGGATTCCATACAATATTATTGCTGACATTAAATTTACCATGTGCGTTACCCATTGGTCGCATATTACCAATTACATTTTGTTTTCTAGATGGTCTCAAAACGTCTAATAATGGTGTCACCATTGCTTTAAATCCTCTGGCAACTGGACCGAGTTCTTTTTGTTGTTTTGTAAGATTACGAGCATTTGCTAAAGGGCGGTAACCTTCTTGCTGAATTTCACGCATATTTTTATTACCACCTTTTACATTCCAACCATCTTTATCTATTGCCACTCCTAAATTAAGTGCTTTAAATTGTGGTTTTTCACATTTTTGGAAGTTTCTTTTTACGTATGTACCATTTGCTTCGTTAGCACCCTGACCATAATGTTCTCTTAATTGATAAGCTCTGTTTTCAGGTTTTAATGTAATTGTTCCACGTGCTTTTTGTGCTTTTTCAATACCCGTTGTAGTAAGCCATCTATCTTCACTATTAATAAAGTATGTATCGGGTCTGTTTTTCTCAACTTTACCATGAAGACCCGATTTATTTGGTTTATAAGCACCCAACATTTGTCCTTCATACGTAACCTTTGGATTAGTAGCTACACGTAATTCATCTACTGTTTTAGGTCGCCATACATCTCTCCCTTCCATACCAGAATTAAATCCACCAACACCCGCATTACCGTAACCCTGGTTTATACCAGGACCAACTTTAATTTCTTCCCATGGTTTTGTATTGTTCATTTTTTCACTTACAACGCTTCTCATTCTATCTTGAATATAATCCGTGGTAGAAGGCATACCATGTTGCCATGACATATCTTTTTTAGGTTTAAATAAAGGAGCCTGTCCTTGTTTGGCAATATGCTGAGTACCAGAACCTGTGTATTTATCTAATAATCCTTCATGTGAACCGCTCGTTGATTGGGTAACTGTTGAACCAAAATAAGGCACTTGGTTGTTATGGGTAATTTCACCAAGTCTCATTTCTTTACCCGATAATGATTGAAATGTTTTTTGTGTGGGTTTGCTAGATTTTTGTAATTCTTCGTAATTTCCAGGATTATAATAATTATCAGCAGTGTTTTTCTTTCCAGCATAATCATTTACATTATTTTCTAATTCTTTTCTATCCATTACTGGAAAGTTTTTAACAGGCTTATTCATGTTTGGTAGAGTGCTACCTCTATGCATTTTTGAAAATGCTTCTTTTAAATTATCTTTTCCCTCATTTTTCTTTTTTTGAGTAGATAAAATATAAAGTATTCCAACAGCAGCTAAAGGAATTGCTAAACTCATTATATTAATATATATATCTTTTATTTTTTAATTTAAGAATTATATTAAATTATTCTTAAATTAATTAATTTTCATTGAGAAGGGGAAAACATGGGTATGTTGGTTTATATGCGTCCCTTTCTATAAGTCTTGTGTTAAGATTATTATGGAAAGTTTTACATACATGTTCCTGTGGGTCTAAAAGCAAAGGGTACATATGATTTTGTTCTAAATCTCTGTAAAGCCATGCTGGATGCGTTGTTCTTGATTGGTCTGTTAAAGATGTATTGTTAGAATTATATGTATTCTTATATGTTGATACTTTATCATTGGGGTATTTCTTTTCTTTACAGTATTTACTTAATCTTCTTCCTACATTTTTGAGATCGCTATCAATGTCAATAGGGTGACCATTGTATACGCCCATGAGATTACCGCCCCATTTTTGCATTCTAAGCTGTGGGTCATTAAATACTTCGGGTTTATCACCAGCGTTACCGGGAACATTCAATATATATCTTCCGGGTCCAGTAGCTTGCTGTAAATTTTTTTGAACTCTTGCTTTATCATAATTAAATCTAGTAAAAGCCATCTTAATTAATATATATATTTATTTTTATTTATTTTTCTTTGAAAAAATAAACAAAATAAAGAAATAAAAATGAGGAGAGATATTTAATTTTATATCCCGGCATCGGATAGTCTTTTTTCTAAAGCTTCCAAGCGTTCTTTTAATGTTTTGTTTTCTTCTTCTAGGGTAATAACTTTTCTATCTAATTCTTGTGTAGCCGAAAAATTCAAAGCAAACAGCTTTTGTTTATCTAAAATATGAAAATTGTCGATTTCTTTACCATAACAAAATATATTATTATATGAAACATCGAAGGTAAAAGAGTTGTCTCTATTTCCTACGATTTCTTTCATTTCCTCTTCATTTCCACTCAAATCGTTGCTGACATAAAATCTATACTTGACTCCGCTGACATCGCCCAAGTCACAACTCATATCGGTCCCATTCCAAGAAATATCTTCTAAATTTCTCATTTCGTTTGGAAGAAAATCTTGTGTCACCGAAACTGCTTCAGGCAGGTGTTCTTTCACTTGTTGTGCTATGAATCCGGCAACTCTCACATCTCCTCTGCTCACTTTATCTTTGTAATTATACCAAACACAACTTATATCTCGCACTTTTTGAAGTGAATAACTATCATCAATTTCTGTTATGTTTTCTTTAATTCTCTCATCACTCGCACCTGAAAAAACCGCAGCGAATATGGAGTGAGAGGCATAAATGCTTAAGTTGTCATTAGACCAATTAGTATCCAAAGTTAAAGTAGACGAATTACCGGCAATGTAGTATCCACTACCTGATGTCCCAGTCGTTGAGCCATTTACGTGAAGTTTTGCGGAAGGCGAGGATGTGCCAATGCCCACTCTGCCTGTTTGTGTTAATACCATAACTGGATATGCTCCACTACCGAGACTGGTCAATGTTGGATTTGTTCCGGCTTTATAAATGTATAAATCGTAATTATTTGCGCTACTTCTACACGAGAAATCCCATCGTATCGCATTATTGACGTCAAAAAATAGTTCAGTCGCTTCATTAGTGGTGCTTCTTAATCTTGTCGTGGAACGACCTGATGTTGCTTCATTAATAAAACCTTGGACATTATTGTAGGCTCCGTTAGTGTAGGATAAATGTAAAGGTGCTCCTGGCGAAGTTTCGCCGATGCCTACATTCCCACTTGGAAAACAACAAATATTATTAGAAGGTTTTGAATTATTAGTTACACTATTGTTGTTCTGTAATTCAAAAAGGATTGTGCTGTCATCGTGTCCTCTAAATCTTAAATAATCTCCATCTTTTCTTATGTAATGGTCTTCATCGCCTGTGTCAAATTTTATATCTACTCGGCTGGAATTGTGTAAGTGTAATGTTTTGTCAGGCGAAGTTGTGCCGATGCCCACGTTGCCATCATAATTAATTCTAAGTCTTTCATACAATGTTCCCTCATCTGCGGTCATAAAAGCCATAAAACCAGACCGTGTATTAGTGTTGGGTGCTCCTGCTACACCTGAATAAATAGATGATTTAACTGTTTCTGGATCAAATGGACTTGATGCGTGTCCCTCAATTGCTAAATAAGATTTAAAATCTATCATTTGAGCTCCTGTTCCCTGGGCTGTTGCTGTACCAGATATTTGTCTTTTAATTGTTAAAGCACTAGTGGGAGAAGTTGTGCCGATGCCCACGTTGCCTGTATCTGCTTTTATTGTCATATCATTAATCCCGCTTATATTAAAAAATAAAGCATCACTAGGCACATCGTCTTTACCCCATTTCTTTATTGTATTATATCCTAACTGTATCCCTTGTGTCTGGTTTGGATGTCCTATCCATAAAGTTTCACCAGCATGACTACCATATATTAAACAACTTGGATTTGTTGGAGTAGTATTAGTGTGTGTGGTGGTAGTTCCATTAATTTCTAATTTTGCTCCGGGCGAATCCGTGCCGATGCCGACATTGCCAGCGGAATCAATAGTCATGTGCCCACCCGTCCCATTTGTTCCAAAACTCATTTTATTATTATCGTGTCTATAATCAATTCTACCTCCATAATCGTTAGACCCGTCCCCCGTCGCAAAATCAATCTGCGCACCAGTGCCATGACATAGTTCTAAAAATGCGCGGCTTGATGCTTGACCCAAATGACACCCAACTGGGTGAGAACCATCTTTTCTACCACCAACAACCGATAAAGCAGCTGTAGGCGTAGTCGTGCCGATGCCTACATAGCCATCCTCATCAATAGTCATGTGCGCGGACGTCCCATTTGTTGCAAAACTCATTTTATGCTCGCTGTGTGTATAAATAATCCTACCATCAGCGTCTTCATCGCCGTTACCCGAAGCAAAATCAATATGCCCTCCTATACTATCACACAATTCTAAAAATGCGTAATTATCTCCCTGTCCCAAATGACAACCCACCGTGTGAGATGAATCTACTCTACCACCAACAACCGATAAAGCAGCTGTAGGCGTAGGTGTACCGATACCCACGTTGCCATCTTGTAAAACGGTCAGTCTTGTCGCGGGTGATGTTCCAGTAGCAAGCTGAATAGTTTTGTATGAGGATATAAAACCACCATTTTGAAGCGAATCTGTAAAAATTTGTCCGGCAGTTCCAACCATTCCCATTTTAAAATTATAGTCTGCGTTATTATCATTTGACATCCAAATTAGTGGATTATCTTCTTCATTAGTATTGTCTGTATCAGCCTCCATTCTAAGCAAACAATCTCCATCAGTTCTAAGTCGTAAAGAACCACCTACATCAAGCTTATAGCCGGTGGGTGTTACACCAATACCAACATCACCGCCATTATAATAAATATCACCGGATCCTGACCATTTTCCAGCATTTTGTGGTGCTTCTGCCTTAAAATAATTATTAGTGCTATCCCAAATAAGCAAATCTCCATTGGTTAAAGTATTAAAACTGACGTCACTTAAATCACTTATAGATGATTGTGAAATGGTTACAGTTTGACCATGCGATTCACCAATTGCTATTATTTCTATTTGAGGTATTAGTATAGTATCAGAACCTATTGATGTTGAATATCCACCAGCCAAATGTGCGCGAGATTCTCTAATGTGGTCTCTTTCTTTAACTTTTAATTTTATTGTTTTATTGTCTGTCCAATTATCAAATGTAATATCGGACGCAGATGTTGTCCCAGTTATACCTATAATCCATGAAACAAGTACATATTCATCACCATAATAACTATTTCCAACCATTTCAGGACTGCCCTGTGCTACATTATCAATATACAACGTAAGACCTGCGTTTGCCCAATTATAATCATCATCATCTGCAAGATGAAAACGAAAAGAATATTTTATATATCTTGTTCCAATAGGAGGTTTATAACTTATTTCACTACCTGTTAAGTCTTCATATGTTGATGTGAAACTTTGACCAGCTGTTACGTTAGGCATTGTATAAGTTCCGCTTTTACCAATAACATCACGTCCATCACATATACCTGTAATAACTTCTAAAACTTGCCCTTCCTGTGAAGAAGATGATGTTGTTGCTAAATTTTTAGATTCAAACTTAGAAAGTGTATTATTCCACTTTAAAACGTCTCCTTCTTGAACACCTGTTATATCCACATCACTGATATCGTTTATTGTGTTAATTGTTGTTCCACCGCCACTAGCCGAAAGAACACCATTACCATCTATAGATAAATTAGTACCAACCTTTATACCACCTAGTACGGTTGAAGAAGCTGTTGATAAAGAATAATTATTTGCTGAACTCGATATACCATCTAATTTTGTTTTTAAAGCATCTGTAAAATTATTTTGTGTCAAACCCCCATCACTGACACTATATGTGGTATTTACATAATTATTCGTATCTATATTTGTTGCTCCTTGGTCTTGTGTCCAATCTATAATTTGATTACCACTGGGTATAGTTGGTTTATTTAAAATTAAAGCATCACCAGATGAGGCATTCCAATCACTCTGAACATTAACTTCGGCACCTTCAGCTATACCACTTAATTTTGTTGTATTTGTGCTGATATTGCCTGTATTTGTGCTGATATTGCCTGTATTTGTGCTGATATTGCCTGTATTTGTGCTGATATTGCCTGTATTTGTGTTGATATTGCCTGTATTTGTGCTGATATTGCCTGTATTTGTGCTGATTGAATTATTTACAACTGTAAATTGCGAGGTCATATTCGATGCCAAATTAGCTGAGTTATCTAAAGCAGCTCCTAATTCAGCAAGCGTATCTAAATGTTCTTGCGCCCCACCGGTTATATTTTCTATATTGAGTATTACTTGATTCATACTAATATCTAAGATATCAAGTCTAGAATCATTATAATCTCCATTTTTTGTTATAGAGACACCATTAACAAGTAAGCTAGCGCAACTTATGTCTGTTGGAATTTCACCCGACGGTCCTATGGGACCCTGTTCTCCGCCAAATAAATCTACAATAGAAATACTTGTGTCTTTTGTTATGTAAACAATATCATTTCCTCCCGTGTTTGTAAGATGACATGCTGAAACAGCAACTTTTAATTTATCATTCACATTTAAATTCATAATAACAACACCAGTGCTTGTGCCTTTTGCGAAAGAAGCTCTATTTGTGTTTCCAGAATAAGTTGAATTAGCAACATCTGTAAATCCTGACCCAGTGTCTATTAATAGTTTATGGAAAAAATTGGTATAACTATTATTGTTTACTCTAGCTGTTGTATTATATATAACCATTCCTTTCATATTTTTTAAAACAGTGATAATACCAGTTGAGGTATTTAGTTGGAAATTGCTATCACTGAAAGAAGTTTTATTATAAATTATATCACTATAAGCTGTTGGTGTCGTACTATTTTCAGGTAAACTTATTGATACTTCACCAGAATAATTATTTGTCCCACTTCCATCCTGTATATCTTCAGCTTCAGATGTAATATTCAAACATGCTCTAAACGCAGATGAAGCACTTCCGGGTGTTCCCTGAATACCCTGTTCTCCTGATGGACCCTGAACACCCTGCGCACC